TTGATTTTAAATATTTTAAATATTTATTAACTGCTTCTGGTTCATTTTTTGTGTCTGCAAAGATTGCTGCCTGTGGCATGGGTAAATCTCCTTTAGCTGCCATGATTGCCATCGTGGAGCTTTGTACTCCTGCACCTAAACTTATTACTGTTAATATTTTTTCTCTATCTTCCATCATTTTAAAACCTCAATTTTTTTAACTACTGATCTTGGATATACTGTAGTGTTGCCAACTGTTAATGTTCCATCATCGTCAAAGCTATGCGATGCAAATATGATAAGTCTCTTCTGGTCCTTGTATAACAGATAACCTGTATCTTCACACCAAGAATAGACTTGATCTTTTGCTTTCTCAAGTGTCATCCATTCAGAGTTAGATACAATATCAACCCAATAAATTTTAACTCTTTTGTATGGAAACTTATTTGCTTTTTTCATATTCCCACCATGCTTCATACAAGTCTTGCAAAGTAACTTTACCTTTAGTTACTTCTAAAATTTTTTTAACCATGTTTGGTTTAGGAAATCTTTTTTCTTTAGACTCCAAGCACCATCGTTGCACATTAGTGGCAGGATTAATTCCTGTTAAGTTTAATCTCCTACCTAATTCGTAATGAGATATTTTTTCTTTTTTTCTATACTCGCTGAGCTTCATATTTCTCCTTTGTTTTTTATCCTTTTAGGTTGTATATATAGCATATAAACAGTTTGACAAGCAAAAATTTATCTGTATAAATATTTAAAAAAACGAAAGGAAATATGATTTTAAAAGAAACACTAAAAAAACATTTTATTAATTTTAATGGTGGCGAAGGATTAGATCATTGGTCTCCATCTTCAAGCCAAAACTTTACAAGATTAATTTGTAATTATTCTTTACCGCAAAAGTTAAGAAGAACTTTTAAGATAAGATACAAAGCACCCTTTGGAAACCTAGTCAACAACACAGCTCAAAGATTATTATGTGATGTTTTATATCAAGGTGAGAAAAAAATTACTTTAGAAAATAAAAACTATGATGAAGTATTTGAGCAAGAGTTAAATGCAATAGATAAAGATAGTTCACCAGTAGATGACAAAGATAAACTTGCAAGAGAGATGATGATTAGTTTTGCACATCCAACAATCGAGAACATGAAAAAATGTGTCAAAGAAATATTTGGTGATGCAAAATTAGTTGCTGAAAGATATGTGTCAAGCAAAAGCAAAGACATGATCCATGATATTATTGGTCGTATAGATTATGAAAGCAATGACATCATAGGAGAAGCTAAGACTAAACCACCAAGTATTAAAAAGCGTAGAGGTAAAGATGAATACTACATGGCAACAACTCAGATTCCAAATGATCCAGACCCAATGCACGTTTCTCAAGTTGCTTTCTATTTTCATTGCACCCAAAAGAAACCTTTTTTATTTTATGTAAATGAAAATGAATATACAATATTTGATGATGGACACGATATGTTGAGACCAGATTATTTAAAAGAACAATACCATCTTATGACCCAAAGGTTAAAGTCATGGGAAGAGTTAATTGTTTTCTGTGAAGGTAACTTAGAAAAGTTAGCACACTTTGCAGAACCACCAGAATTAAATCATCCTTTTTATTATAGGGATTTAATAGACGATCAAAAAAAACAAATCAAAAAACTATGGGGGTTAGACGCATGAAACTAAATATATATCAAAAATTACATAAAGCTGCTTGTGAAGCAGGAGGTGTAGCAAAAGGAAAGAAAGTTCCTGGTATGCACTTCAATCCTTTACAACACGATGAAGTTCAGAGGGTGGCAATGGAAGCATTGTTAAACAATGGATTATATCCTGTCTGTACTTACACTAACTATGTTAAAGAAACTTTTATCATGGTTACTTGTTCAATGAGAATACATGACATTGAAGATCCAACAAGTCATATTGATATTGAAGGATGTAGTGCAATGGGAAACTTAGATAAGTTTGGTACTGGTAATGGTATGTCTTATGCTAAGAAGTATGCTTTCTTAAATGCACTTAATTTAAAAACAGGTTTAGATAATGAGGATGGCTACAAAGCAAAACCTTTTGAACAACCTAAACCTACCAATAAAATTCCACAACAAAAACCAAGTGGTACAGCTCATGCCAATGTCGATATGGACATTGATATGAATCAAGTAAGAGATGCTATAAAATCTATTAATGATATTTATGCTCTTAGGAAATTTAGAAAAGAAAATCCTGGCTTATTTGATCCTAATAATAATGTTCGTGTGTACAGACAGATCACAGATTTGTATGAAACACATGAAACACAACTAAACCAACAAGGAGTATAACATGAGTGATAAGATATATATAAAACTTACACATAACCAAGACAAGCAAGCAGGAGACAACAGACCAAGTTTTGTTGCACCAATAAATCCAAAATCACCAGAGGGTAAAACCTGGAGAATAGGTGTTAAAATTGGAGAGAATTGGTACAACCAAGCAGGATTTGATGATCTTGACGAACAAGGTAATCCCACAGGCATTATCAATGTAGTCTTGACACCATCAAATACTGGTTCACCCGCTGCAAAGCCGAGAGGACCGCAGCAATCTTTTGCACCTAACAATAACAGGTTTGCAAAAGGTCAAGGATCAGCATATAATAAAACTAACTACAACTACTAATTTAGAATTGTAGTTCAATGGTGTGGCGAGGTTTTTTTGGGTTAATCATATTAGCATCTTTCCCTTTCTTTGCTAAAGCTCCCTTAATTGTTTTTTCCTTGCCATACCTTTAAAAAATAAATTAATATGAACAAAGCTGCATATCAAATGGTTGGTCATAACTTTAACAATGATCGTATAGAAAATGATTTCTATGCTACACCAATAGACGCAATAGAAGATTTAATTAAATACGAAAAATTTGATGGTAAAATTTGGGAGTGTTCTTGTGGTGATGGAGCAATATCAGATCCATTAATTAAAGCTGGTTATGATGTCTATAGTTCTGATTTAATTGATAGAGGTTATGGAGAAGTAAAAGATTTTTTAACTACCAATGAAAAAGTAGATAACATAATTACTAATCCACCATTTAATTTAGCAACAGAATTTACTTTACATGGTTTAAATTCAATTAATAAAAAGATGGCTCTGCTTTGTAAACTATCTTTTTTAGAAGGTAAGAAAAGAGCTTCTGTTTTGTTTAATCAAGACAAACTAAAAAAAGTTTTAATCTTTTCAAGAAGATTAGGCTTTAAAAAAAATGATAAAAGAGGTGGTTTGATGGCATTTGCTTGGTTTATATATGATGTTAATTACAATGGTAAACCTATGATTGATTGGATATGAAGATAACAGACATAGACAAAGAGATTAAAAAGAAAATAGTTAGTGATCGTCAAAAAGATTATGGGGATTACCAATACAATTTTACTATACTTGCTGACTTATTTACTTTAATATTAGCAGATAACTTAAAGAAAAAACTAAGACCATATCAAGTAGGACAAATCATGATGACACTTAAATTGTTTAGAACTACCAAGGGTTATAAGGCAGATAACTACCATGACCTATCTATTTACAATGACATGACATTTAATCTACACAAAAAAGATATAGACAAAAGAGATAAAAATGACTAAGTATTTAAGAATTAAATCTGGCGAAGCTAGTTTTCAACTGGTTGAACGATTTGATGAGGTAGAGAAAGCTGCAGACCCCAACGCACAGGGTGAATATGTAGAATGTAAAGTTGAGAATATTAAATTAGACTTTACAAAAGTAAAAAAGGAGAAAGATGAACGAGATAAAATCTCGTCTGCAAGAACTCAAGGACCTTCAAGCGAAAGCTCATAAGGAATACTTGGAAGCCAAAAGGAGAGTTGAGCAGAAGCAACAAGACTCTTTTAATTTGATTTGGCAAATCGAGCAGACAAAAGAAAAATTAATGACAGCTAAATAGTCATTAGTTTACATTGATAAAAAAAACAAAAAAAACTGTAGGGGATTTATGACCATAAATGTAAGCACACATTATAATAAACACATAAAACACTTAGATCAAAATAATTTTATATACAAAGTTAAGAAAGCATTTTACCTTCTTACGAACCAAGAAGAAAGATTATATGAGGTAGGGTTCTCGGAAGGTTTCTTATATGCTGCTAACGTCTTGCAAAAAGAAAAGATACAAGACAGTAATGTAAAAAAGATTATTGGTTACAAGATTACAAAACCTAAACCATCTGATGTTCAAAGTATTATTAATAAGGTGTGCATACATTTTGAAGTACATAAAGAAACTCTAATGAATAAGAGTAGAACTTCAGATATTGTAAGAGCTAGAAATGTAATTCACAATTTATTGTATGAAAAGTATCACATGAACCTAACAGATATAGGTAAATATTTTGGACAGGATCATACCACAGTTCTACATTCTATTGAAATGAAAAGAGATCAAAAAAGATTTTGGTCTCCAGAACAATCGTTATGGCAGGAGTTTGAACAACTTATTATTTAAGTTCTTGCGTAGTTAGGTCTTTTACCTTTTCTAGTTTTTCTTTCAGCTTTCTTTTTTCTTGATACTGCTGCTGCTCTTTGACTTGCAGACATTGATCTTGCTTTAGCTGCGGGTACACATTTAGGATAGTTCTTTCTTTTTTCTCCACCGCTACGACCACACTTAGGGAAGCCACCACCTTTTTTTCTATTGGCGATGTCAACCCAATTAGCTCTAACCCATGATCTTAAACCATTAGACATTACTTTCTTTTTTTTCTAGTACCTTTAGGTTTTATTCTGCCAGAGCATACACCACTTGCATACATATTAGCATACGCAGATGGATACACTTTAAACTTACGTCTAGCAGCAGCTTTACCTTTGGCACATAGTTTAGCCATGTCTTTTTTGTACTGTAAATTTTGCCATCTTTACAGCTCCTTTGTGTGGTTTGTAAGTACCTTTCATCAGTTTAAAACTTGTACCTTTTTTCATCCAATGAAAACCTTTAGGTGCTTTTACTGACTTAGTTGTCATTTCTTTTTCTTTTTATTTTTCTTCATCTTTGCTGCAATAATTTTTTTTTTTAATGCAGGGGGTAGATTTTTCTGTTTACCTTTTAACATTAGTACATTCTCCCTTTTGATTTCTTAGCTTTCTTAGCTTTTTTGACTTTCTTTTTTGTCATTGGTTTCTTCATTTTATATCCTGGCATAATTGTTCTCCTGTTGTTGTTTCATTTTTACCACACAGTATTTGTCAAAGCAACTACCATCTTTACCATCATGGCAAAAGTATTGCTTCTTATGTGTTACAATCCAACCTCCTGCATCACTCATGAGCATCTTTTTGCACCACACACAGTAGCCACAAATTAAAGATTGTTCAGTAGGTTTCTTCCAAGTCTTATTTCTTACCACGTTTCTTTTTCTTTTTGCAGCTACAAAAATCAAAGGTTAATACATCTTCTACCTTTTGAAATTGATTGTCAATCCAACCACAAAATTTATATATAATTTTATCTAACATTTCCATCTTCTTCTTGCTTGTCTTATTCTAGAGTTAGGATCGTTTCTAGTTTTAGCTGATGATCTTTTAAGTTGACCCAATGATCTTGCACAATATGACTTACGTCTTTTAGCAGCTTTAGATCCTGGTTTAACTTTACCAGTTACTGCTGTCTTTAACTTACTACCTGGATTAGCACGTCTATAAGCTCGAACTCCTTTAGCGGTCATACCAGCTCCAGACTTTGTGGGTCTGTAGTTTGCGTTCTTACCTTTGGTAGTTTTTCTAATAGTCATTATTTTAATATAAGTTTTTTAATTGATTTTGCACCTAAATAAATTTCTGTTTCTGCTTTACTTTTAATACATTGGTATTCTACATTGTTTCCAGTATTACTACGCATAGCAACTCTTTTACCTTTCAAGCAACTGCTCATAGATTCTTGTATTCTATGTTCTTTAATTTCTCCATTCACAATCATCAATAATGCAATCACCATTTCAACCATGACCATTACCATTTTGTCTTACTTTGTCTTTTAAAACTTCTACATCATCTAAAAGTTTTTCAGTTTGATCTTGTAAGAATTGTATATTTACTTTGTTGTGCATCATATCTTCTATTCTGGTTTCAATCTTTTCTACTGTTTTATATAAATCCTCAAGCAACATAAATTGTTCTTGATCTGTTGGTAACTGTTCAGATTTTTTAAGTAGATCAGCTTGGAATAATTCTCTTGATGTCTCAAGGGATGTAAGTCTCGCAGTTACTTCTGTGTATGCAAAGACACCCATTGCAACACCAACAATAATACCAACCATATTTTTAATTGGCATAGCAACAGATGTATTTTCTGACACTTTCATCTAGGTGGTCCTCCAAAGAAAGCAAGAAGTACAAATAGAATAATTAATGTAGCTGTAAAATAATAATTCATATAGGCATACTCCATCATTATCTACCTTGACCTTTGTATCGAGTTTGTTTTTTTTGTCTCTTCTCATTTTTATTCTGAGTTTTTTTATGCACACCTTTCCTCTTCTTAGGTTTCTCTCTAGGTATAAAGTGTGTAAACTTTTGCTTTGCCATTATTTTTTCTTTTTATATTTCTTTTTCTTTTTCTTTTTACCAGTTTGTTGTGATAACATAGTTACCTTTTTGCTGTACTGTTGTGCAAAACTTTTACTGATCATTTCTTACCTTTAAATATTTGTGTTCCTTTAATACCATAAATACTAGCTACAACTAAAATCCAAAGGTTTGTAAACCAAGAAGGTAGTTGTTGGAATTGTTCAAAGAACTCTTTTATCTTAGAAGCTGCACCAGGATCATCACTAAAGACCCCATACGCAATCACTAATATCGGCAGAGTTAATACGACCAATACGAACTCGTCTTTCCAGTCTGACTGTCTAGCTTCTAATAACTTACCACTATACTCAAGCTCACCACTAGCCATCTTCTCTGCGTGTTTAGCTTGTGCATTAGCCATCATCATTTTAGTTTCTTGTTTCTTTTTATAAATATGA